GTCATCTGTTTTTTATATGCTGTTTGTATAGCATCATCCACTGCTTCTGGATCGTGCTCTTCTACAACTTCAAATTCAAATGTTTCATCATTAAACGGATCTTCTGGATTAAAAATATCGCTCATATTTTTTTCTTTCTCTTTTTACGTTTCTTTGGTTCGTATTTTTCAATATCACGCTCAGATATTTGAAACAGTTCGCTTAATGCTTCTCGTGGAGAACTCTTTTCAAAATAATTTTCTTTAAACCATTTGTGAATTGTTCCATCATCCATATTTTCAGTCATCTTTAATTTTACAAACGCCTGTTTCTTTTCTCGTTCTATTCGGCGTAAGAATGCATAGTATATTATCTGTGTAAAATAAGAAAAGGGATTTTTAGATTTTCGTGGATTAAAATTGTGAGCATACATCAAACAATTTTCTATTCCATCTCCTATCATTTCTTCTTTATACGGATAATTAACAAAGTTAGATTTAGAACATAATCGTTCTGCTATTTTAAGAAAACACGTTCCTATATAATCGGAAACTGGTGGTGTATCGTCTCCACTATCTTCTGCTTCACGTATTGCCTTTTTCCATTTAATCATTTCGGCAAGAAATTCTTTATTATCAATATAATGATCTTCTCTTGCTATAGGTTTTAAATTATCCTCACTTTTTATCTTTTTAGATTTTTTAGACTTTCCACTTGACATGATGTAAAATTCCTGCTATAATATATTGTCTGGAATAAAGAAGAATTAAGTTATTTGTAATCTTCTGAGTTAGGATCTGATGGCCAATCAGTCCAACTGTTTCCAAGATCCTTTTTATCTTTATCATTACCAGTGTACTTGTCGGGGCTCATGCCTTCGCCATTTTCATTAGTAATTTCATTGATCATCTCACCCATTTCTTTTCGGTCGAGTAGGCCAGACTTTAGAAGTTGTACGATTACTTCAGGTGAGAATACAAGGTTCATAAACACCATTTTATCACCTTTTTGAGGTTTTGCAAGATCTTTTAAGTTAGAATCCATTTCGTCGTTTTTCATAGACGAATCGAGCATGTCCTCTACATGTTTCTTAAAATCATTTAATAAATCTTCATCCGACATGCCTTGGGGCATGGGGGGGAACGGAAAAGGAAAGCCAGCTTCTTTTTTGGGTTTAGCTGGTTTTGTGTCTAGTTTATGTTTTTCTGTTTCATATAATTTTGATGTTTCAATAGAAGCAGGAATAATAGTATTAATAGAATCTTTAGATAATGCTGCAACTTTAGTGTCAGATAACATCAACCAGTCTTTAAGCATAAACACTTCACGCATACCACCAAAAAGATCTTGAGTTACCATAGACTTAAAGATCATAGGTCTATAAACTTTAATAGTTCCATCTTTAGCAAGACGAACAGTACCTATTATATCTTCACCCGATTTGAGTTTTATTATCTTGTAATTTTTCATTGGACTCCTTTGGTAGTTGCACTGATACTAATTTAAACGGAAACCCTTCATTAGTATATATTTTTAATCTTTCATGTAAGTGATTCATACCGTGATTGATTTGTTTCTTATACCGCAGATCGTCTGCAATATCAATAAGTTTCATTTGTACTTTAGTATCACTTTTTCGTAAACCTCTACCTATTGATTGTAAAATTCGTATAACAGACTTAGATGGAGAGGCAAACACAATATTGTGTATGTTTCTTATATTTATGCCTGTAGAACACGTACCGTATGATGCAATAAGAGTTGCATCTGTTCCAGAATCCATAATTTTACGTATTTGTTCTCGTTCGTCTACCTCAGTAGCTCCGTGAATAAAGTATACAGGCTTTTTTGATTCTGTTTTAATTTGTTCGTAAAGAGGCTTTCCTTGCAGTTCTACAAAATTAAATAGTACTAAAGTATTTCCAGACAACTTATTACACAAATTTTTTATAAACGTATTTCGTCGGGTATTACTCACAACCCAACGAATCTCATCCACATACAACATTTTTTTAGTTTCTTCTATATCTTCAGGACTGTATTGTAACTGTAAACAATCAATATTAATACTGGATAACAGATCTTGATCTATAAGCTTTTTAGTGGTAGTTGTATGATACGTAGGACCAAACAATCCTTCAATTACAAGTTTATGTGTTTGTGTGCCGTCAAGTGTTCCTGTTGTACCAATACGATATTTGGTTTTTTTGGCTTTACTCATGATAGACGAAAGCGATTTGGCTTTAAATAAATGGCATTCGTCACCAAACACGCCAATAAAGTCGTCAAAGTAATCGTACGGCTGATTGTAAATACTCTGCCAAGTAGAAATAATTATTCGTTTGGTGGAGTGTTTATCTTTACCTGCCATAATGGTATGAATATTTCGGTCTGCTTTCCACGAATCGTGCTTGGAATATTCACGAAAATCTGCTAACATCTGTGCCACTAAACTAGTGGTTGGAACTATTATTAGTAATTTTCCGGTTGGGTTTTGATCCAACATCCAGCGACACAACAGGTATATCATTAGTGACTTACCAGAGCCTGTAGGAGACACCAGAAGGGCCCTAGAATGCTCTAGGGCGTGTTGTACAGCCTGTACCTGGTAATCGTAGGGGGCTATCTGTTTACCCCCAGCAGATATGTTTAATCCGTCTATAAATGCCTTAACATCTTCTGGTTTAGGTGCACTGTAAGGGGACACAGATAGATCCCAGGTGTACCCACGATCTTTAGCAAATTTAACAACCTGGTCGGTAAGACCCGCAAATATGGTCTGTGTGTACAGATTAAACAGACGTATTTTGCCGTCCCATAGTTTCTTTTTAAATGCAGGAGTGTACTGAAAATTAGGAACACTAAACGTAAAATAACTGTTTAGTTCCTTAGCCAAGGAACGATCACAATCAACTTTAATCATTACAGAATCAGGTTGTGTGATCGTCAGGTCAGCCATTAAACTCCTTGGGTAAATTTATACCAATCTATCATGGCACGAATTTGCCACTGACGATTGTTAATAATCTTTACTATGTTTTCTAAGTAACTAACTTTTTCGCTCTGAAATGCAACTCGTTCGTCTAGTTTAATCCAGTCCGGATCAGAAGTAATCAGATCGTCTGCTTCGGTTTTAAGTACATTAAGCTCAAACGGTTCCCATCCTAAATTAGTCAATTCTTCTTGACTCATACGGCCAGTATAATACAACCATTTGTTGCGACGAAGAACCGCCTGTTCACTTTCTAATTTCTTTAGACGAAGCTTTTCGTCCATAAAGAATGTTAGATACTTGTTGTGGAGTTGTGGTGTGTCTGCAGATTCACGATCTAGTGCTGTTTCGTCAATCTTAAGATCATCTTTAATCATGCTTTTAAGTTCATCAAAGGTCATAAATGTATTATACACCAAATTTTAAATATTTCAAGTTAAATGTTCTACAGCATAATCGGTAAAACTAAATGTAACCGTAGACTGTGCTTCTTTGGCGTCCGGATTATTTGTATTTAATTCTATACCACCCAATAAAATTGGAAATAATCTTTTAAATACCACTTTTATTTTTGGTTTATACGAACTATTAGTTAACAGTAAAATACCATCAGAAGCTTGTTCGTTGTAAGGAACTTGAGAATCGCTAACATAGTTAGAATTGGATTTCATCCAGTTGTGTATTTCCAACCAGTTTGTTAAATTTTCATCAACTTTAAATCCCAGTATTAGAGGATCAAAACGAACAGAACCGACCGGTACCTTTATGGGATGGCTAAAAATTGTTGGTTGTTCTACCTCACCAAATTTCATTCCTGGAAGAATAGCAGACTGACAAAAATAAACTATATTTGGAACTTTATGTATACTAAACTGAAAATAGTTTGTTAATAAAGCATTATGATTTTCTGGAGTTGGCATATTAATATTTATGCAACGAAAAAGGGCTCCCTTTTTAGGGGGAGCCCTTATCGTTAGTTATTGTACTTCAGATCAGTAACCGAAACCGGTGTTACCGTGAAGATTCTTGACCTTAAAGATGCGGTAGTATTGGTTACCACCGAGAGCATTAATGTCAGTGTTCTCAGCGAATGGATTGCTGACCATGCCGTAGCGGGTCTTGAATCCAATCTTGGGTTGGAAGGTCTCTTGATTTACTGCTCTTACCATTTGTAGCGGTACGTATGGGCAGTAGAACACACCAGCATCGTATGGGCTGGATCCACGATAACCAACTAGAGCAAAGTCTACACCAAGCTTGGCGTAAGGATCAATATAAACCTTAAACTTGCCGTTTAGAATACCAGCAAAGGTGTTGCCAGTATCGTCAACTTCTAGTTGAGTTTGAACGGCTGGGGTTAGATTAAGGAATCCACCCATGGCTAGAGCTGAGGCTACGTCGCTGCTGCAGACAACAAAGTTGCCCTTACCACGACGAGTGTCCTTGGCGATTGCGTTAGCTTCACGTTCGATTTGGAACATGAGACCACGGAAACGTTCTGCACTCCAACGACCGTCTGAGTCTACGTTAAGATCGTATTCACCAGCATTAGCTAGATCGGTGTGAACATTAACGTTATCACAGCCTTGTTTAGCTACACGATATAGAGTGTACATTAGCTCACGATTAATTTCGTGGAGAATTTCAGTGCTAAGAATGTTAGCAAGTTCGCTTTCAGCGTCGAGACCGTGAACAGCCTTGAGGTCTTGAGCTAGTTCGGTGGTGTATTCGGCCTTTAGAGCACGGGTCTTAGCTTCTACAGCAAGACGTTCAATGCTGAATGCCATTTGTTGGAATGGATTGCTGCTGCTCTCGCCTAGAGTTTCGCCATCACCGGTAAGCATACCACGGAAAAGATTTAGATTATAGCTGCTGTTGTCAGCACGCATAGTGGTATTACTGGTTGGATCTACGCCACCGGTAGCTGAGAATGCAGCACCAGCAGAGGTAGCACCAGCACCGCTGAATTTAGCGTATGCTTCGCCGTAGAGAGCTTCACGGCCACGACCGTTAACTTCACCGCTTTGACGCTGTACACCGGTCCAAGAAGTTGAACCTTGGTTGGTGTAGCGACTACGCATAGCAAAGATTAGACCGGTTGGTGCACTCATGGGTTGCACGCCAGCTAGATCGTAAGCCATTAGGTTGGGCATGCTACGACGAACTAGGCTGATTAGAATAGGATCGTAACCAGCTAGAGTGTTGTTAGC